GTTTGAATTCCTCAAAAGAACAAGCAAATTTATTGATGAATTGGGATGTCATGTAGGTGCTTTGCAGGAGGACAGTATTTTCAAGTCCCTGCACAAAACCGTACGCTCCAAGGGCAGTCCAGATAAAAGGACTGCAGCGGCGCTTAATATTGACGGAGCCCTCCGCGAGTGGTTTAACCACGGTCGCGAGGTTTATGAATTGCGCCGCACCCAAATGACCCAAATTGCAGAAAAAGCTGGACTACGGGCTTACTGCGATGAATTGGATGTCACTTTTGATGACAGAGTCACAAAATGGCACCAAATTTACGGTAGTACTGAGGGAGGCCTCAGTGGATTGTAATCTAAAGCAACACCTCTTTGTGTATATGGTTTACCACATGTTACATTAGTGTACATAATAATGTATATGTAGGCTTTGCATATTGGTTGCACCCTCCTCGTAGGGTACCCCTTTTTAGGGGAGAGTTTCGCATGCTCAAGAAATGTACGACATGGTTATTCTTTGATCCGAGAATAATACATTGTTATGAAAAAGGGATTACTACACAATTAAAAGAACAAAACATCGAAGTAACTCAAGAACAAAAACAATTTACACAACAGATTACAACATTCGCAGATCAAAATCCTGCGTATACCTATTCTATGGCTGGTGACAATGATTCTACTTTTAAAATCGTTGATAATGACGACGCTGATTTGAATAATTTCTTTTCACGTCCGATAAAAATCACTACCATAGATTGGGGGGTTAACACGGACATTTTTAATACGTTCAATCCGTGGCAACTCTACTTTCAAAATAAACGTATCATCAATCGTATATGTAACTATAATTTGTTGAGGGCAAAGTTACATGTGCGCCTTTTGATAACTGGCAATGGATTTCATTACGGTAGAGCAGTATGCTCATATTTACCATTACATACTCGTGATGATTTCGGCACAAATCGCCAGTTGATACCCCAAGATCTCATTGGGGTATCGCAACGACCACACATTTACTTAGATCCTACCACTTCATCTGGTGGAGACATGATCCTTCCGTTTATATGGTATGATAACTATACAGTTA